AAATAAGCGCGTACAGGCTCTAAGCCTCTGGGCATATGACGAGCTAGACGCAGAAGTGCAGGTGCTTAATGAGGGGCGCGATTACCCCACCATGACCGATCTAAACACCCAATATCTCTACGCCGCCATGTTTGGCTTGTGGCACACCGTAGCCCGCTGGGCTACCTATGAGGTAAGCCAGCTGGAAGGGGCGGAAGCATGAGCGAGCAACATCATTTCATCGTTTATTTCGATGATGAAACTAAAAAATGGGCTATAGATTGGGACGTGAGCATAAACCACGACAATGGCGATGTGTTTAACACGCGAACCGAAAAATGGGGGTTTGAGGATCCAAACGATTTAATGATTAACGACCTGAAAGCGAGGTTAGGCGCATGACACTCGCCGAACTAATTCGCTGGCACAAGAGCGAGGCTAGCCTCTACGACCGCGAGGGCTATTTCGCGGAGAAGGCTTTCCATGATCAAGCCCTGGAATTACTTACCCGCCTGGCGTACCAGGAACGGGAAAGAAAGGTGAGCGCATGAGCCAGGACAAAACCACGCTCTGCGGGGATTGCCTCTACCCCCTGGCGCTCTGCAACTGTCAAGATAAATAACTCGCGGATCTGCCCCTGGCTGCTTGACAGGCTGGGGGTGTTTCCGTATTGTGAACCAATAGTAAAGCCGCGAGCAAATCGCCGTGGCTTAGCGACAGAAAGGCTATACATACCATGTCACAAGAAACGACAGAAAAACCCTCTAAGGAATATGTCATCGCCCACTCTGACGGGTTTGTCCAGGGCTGGAACCTGGCCATCGCAGAGGTTCTCCGCGTCCTGGAAGAGCGACTAGACATTGTAAATCTACTAGGCCGCGACCCAGCGGAGATTCGGATCATCACCCGCGCCGTAAAGCAAATGAGCGACAAGTGATAGTGCTAGCTCTTGCCCTTGTAGCTACACTCGCAGGCGTTGCGTTAGAGTTTGCTTTATCGTCGTGGGAGAGCGACGAGTGATATTTAACTACGACCTACCCGCAGCATGTCGGGATATGAACGGCGATATATGGTTCCCCGAGGCGATTCGCGTGAACGTGGGAGAAAAGCCAAAGCCAAAGTCGCAGGACATTATTGACACAACTATCCTGGCACTAGCTATCTGTAACACGTGCCCTATCCAACAGACCTGCCTTCAGGCAGCCATAGATAACCGCGATGAGCATGGCATATGGGGTGGAACTTTCCCCTATGAGCGCCACACCGTAGCGCCATATGAAAAGACCATGGATCTTGGTTTTATCTGGCAATCAAAGCTACGCAAATTCGCAGAACAGAAAGGTTTAACATGTCCACCACTCCCCGCACCAACGCCAGGGTATGTACCCGCAGAAAGTTTCTCTGCCTTTCTCCCATCGTTGTCCTTGTCGTTATGAGCTGGATTAGTTTCTCGGTTAAGCCCGTGGCAGAGCGTATAGCAAGCCCTAAGAGCTACGCTAAGACGCTTTACAAGCGTCAGGGTGGAACCGCTAAGCAGTGGGCCTGCCTAGATCGTCTATGGACCATGGAAAGTAATTGGCGCGTGAACGCTGTCGGTGACAAGACAACCCAAGGCAGAGCTATCGGCATTGCTCAAGCGCTACCAGCAGAGAAGATGGCGCAGATGGGCAGCGATTACAAGGTGAACTACCAGACCCAGATTCGTTGGGGCTTGTTATATATCAAGCTGCACTGGAATAACGATTCATGTCTCGCGCTACGCCATGAGATACGCAAGGGGTGGTACTGATGGATGAGCTATATTATCCTGCCATCGACCCAGCGGATGAGCTATGGAAAGACCAAGCTAATTGCGTTGGCATAGATACTGACCTATTCTTTACCAGCGGCGAGGGCAAGGGCGATGATCGGGATATTAAAAACCTGACTCGTATCTGCGCTGCTTGCCCCGTGAAGATAGAGTGTCTGGACTATGCTGTAAAGTATAGCCAGCTTGGTTGGTGGGGTGGAACCACCGAAGCAGAACGCAAACGTATTCGTAGAAAGGTACGATAATGACATACGATTTTATGGCGCAGGAGTGGTACGGATCATGCGGTGCGTGTGGCACTGAGCTATTCGCACCAACCAAGGGCGCATACCTGCTACAATACTCCATACATACACACTCAAACGACTGTCTAGGGGGTTGGTAATGAATACCGAACAATTTATTGAGCCACACTGGGAAGCAGAAAAGCAAGCTATAGTGCTAGAGATTATGCACGGACGCGAAACTTACTCAGAGTATTGGCAACTTATGCAGGAGTTTGAGAGTATCCTTAGACAACAAATTGAGGACGAAAGGAAGAAGGATTTGGCATGAGCGATTCTCATTATCAAACAGAGCTGGATGTTTTCTGCACATGGTGCGAGAAAGAGTTTAAGGACGTAATGGTGTGGGTGGGCGAAGAGTGGAATAGCTGGGATTGCCCCGAATGTGGCAAGCCAATGCTGGATGACAACCATGCCTGAGCTTGATTGGGAAACATACAACACGGTCATGAAAGACCGATACAATGACGGACTTAGAGAGGCAAGAGCTGTAGCCACTGGTGTAATAAAGAGGCTATGCGATGAGCTTGAGCTTGATCCTAAGCCATATATAAAGGAATTATATGAAGGCTAAACCAAGTGAGATTAAAAAGATGGCTGCGCTACTGGAAACAGACGCAGACAGTAGCGAGGATATGGCTGTTAAGGTGTGGGAGTTAGTAGAGCAGATCACTGCTGCCCGTACAGCCTACATGGCTGTCGTGGTACATCCGTCTATCAAGGTAGCTATCGCCATTGGCCCATACAACACACTCAACCAACTGCATAAAGACTATGCCAAGCATTGTGGTAAGATAGACGACAGCTCGTATGGTATAGTTGCGACAGTACGCGATCCAAGTATTTTGTCAAGCTAGGGGGAGAACCTTCCTTAGTCGCGGTAGCTCAACCGTCTAGCGAATGAGCAGCATAGCCCCACCAGAGCCTTTCCTGGTGGGGTTTGTGCTATCTACGAGGGTTATCGGTGGAGTAAAAACCACCAGCGTTGAACTTAATAGGCACCACGCCAAAGACCTTGGACATAGGAATACCGCAGCACAATGGCGCTGCAATGTCATCATGGATAGAGCCTTCTACTTCTGTCTCAATGTTGCAGATACTGCAACGGTAATCATACTTCGGCACTACTCTTCCTTTCCCATGGATCCTGCCCGCCTAGCTCTTTAATCAAGCGCTTTAGCGCGCTTTTAATTCTACGCTCAGAAGACGAGCGAGAGATATGCAACGACTCTGCAATATCCTCAAAGCTCAACTGCTCCTGGAACTTCATCTGCAATATCAACTGGTCATCTGGCTCTAGCTTGGCAAGCGCTTTGCGCACATCGAAGATAGAGATAATGTAGTTGCCACCCTCGCTAGGGTTACCACCACCACTGACCTTAGCCTTGGTTGGATCCTGAGTAGGCACGCTGTCTGACCAGACAAAGGGAAGCAACTCGCCAAGAACCTCAGCAGAATAGAACGCTTCGTCTCTTAATTCGTATCCTGCCGCTTGCGCTTTAGCTCGTCGGCAATACTTATCAGCATGGCGTTGCAAAGTTTTGGCCAGATACTTAACACCAGTGCGGTAATCTTCAGTATCTTGCGGATGGTCAAGCCATTCCTTGACCTTGCTCTCACGACGTAAGACCCAGACCAGGCACTCTTGTCTAACATCCGCAACATCAAAGTAAGTGTGGTATTTCTTGTGTACCTGCCGCGCAACAGTCTTTGCAATATCTTGTGCTTCATATAGCCACGTTTCGTTGGTCAATCTAATACCTCTGGATCATGTAAGAACTTTTGCGGTACGGCGTAGCAAGGAACGGGCATGCTCGTATCCCAGAACTGGTCTTGCAAGCCTTCCCAGCCCCATAGCCAGCCGACAATCAGCGCGGTATAGTGACCGTCAATAGTGACAAAGAAGTAGCGCCTATCGGGCGCGTCGTCCTTCTGGAAGAGTAGCTTGCCATGGGCATAGGCAGTAGAGCGAACCTCATGTCCACCCACATCGCCCTTCTTGCGGTCCTTAAATAGCGTGGTAGGAAACTTATCCATCCAGCGCGCAACTGCTAGCTCTGCTAGTACGCCACCAATTTCACGGGCAATAGCCTCTGGCCATGTCTTGCTGACCTTGGACATTTCTGCGCCGTTGTCACGGTTAAAGTTGTAACGCTCAACAGCCTCAATGGTTGCGTAGGTTACATCACCAACACTCAGACCAACTTTTACCAGCGCCATGTTTTCTTATTCACGGTGAAAGATTTGTTAATGATCGGCACAAGCTGCGGGGTGACAGTCTTGCCGTCGACATGCAAGATAGCAAAGCCTTGCTGCCACGTGAACAAGCCTGCTCGGATATAACGAGCATGCTTTAAGTTCATAAGGTGACCAACTTCCAAACCCCAAACAGTTTTTCCTTTACCAGCCCAACTCTGCGTCCAATGGGTAAGTCCCATTCGGTGCGTATGTCCGCAGACAACACTAACGCCTGCTCTCTTTGCAAGTCCAAGTGCAGTTGCTCCAGCAGTAGGCTGGATGTTGCCTTCATCTCCATGGACAAGTATCCAATTAGGCGCAAGTTCGTAGGGTTGATGGTGATATGTAATTCCAAGGTCGTCAAGCTTGAGAAACTTCTCAATCTCCAACTCAGGTAAGCCGAGCAATCCTGGGGCTTTAGATTTAAGCTTGTTATACAGTCTGTCACTGTGGTTTGACCTGCTGATATGCTTGATATTAAGTGACTCAAGTAGTCGGACGGTAATATCTCGGTGCTTTCCAATGTCATACTTCCACTCTCCGCCTGATCCTTCTTCCCATCGGCTGATTTGGGGAAAGTCAATCTCATCTCCAACGCTTACTACTTCATCTGGCTTGTATGCCTTAATGAACTTGGCGAGCGCCGTGGTGGCTTGCTCGTCATGGTATGGAGCTTGCAGGTCGCTAACGACCACTATAGTTTTCACTCAGGCCAAGTCCCGTCCAACACCATTAAAGCAATGGCGCTATAGTTGAGCATATCTAGGAAGCTATCGCGTAACGATTCGTTCTTTGCGTCTTTGCCTGTATCGACAAGGTTGTTGATACGAGCAAACTTATCCCACATGCGCACACGCAGTCCGTTGAGTGGACCGCCAGGTGACTGAGAGATATTCTTAGGACCGTAATCGTGGTGCTTCTTGAGAAGCAGGTTGCCAGCGCCATCGAAGATGGCCCACATGTTCACGCTAAAATCATCTACTGGTTCTTCAACTAGCTGGATTTTCTCGGTCATTCAACCTACCCCTTTTCATGGTCTTCTCGCCTTTGTATATGTAATTATCTGTATTAGGATCTAAATCATAGCACACATATGTGATAGAAGTATCATCATATGAGATGGGCGATTCGATTTGGTCTAAGACCCAGAAGGCTAGCGATACTCGTCCGCCGTCAAGCGGACCGCCGATAAATTCTTTCACGACTCTTGGGTGTAGATAATCGCAGGCTCGGAAGTATTGTGATCGTACTGGCTGGCTATCTTGATAGCAGCTTTAATCTGCGCCACTGCTTCGTCAGCAGTCTTAGGTACGCCGTATGCAGAGAGAGCGCCTATGGCATAGGCAGCGCCAGAGCCAGCAGCATAGATGTTGCGCTTATCTCTAGCCCACGTCCAGTCATCGCCAATGGCATAGATAGTAGAGCTAAGCGAGACGAGAATAGTGTTGCCTATATCTTTGTCTGGCGTGTAGCCAATGTCCTCGTATTCAGCTTTCCATACGGGGATTAGTTCGGTAGTAAAGAACTTATCTAGCGCGTCAATGCTGCCATCGGTAGGCGGCTTAGGAAACGCAAAAGAGTGTTGCATAATCTGCGCTGTGCGAAAGTCACCAGCGACAGCCAGGATGTACCCACTTTTTCTAAAAATTTTTCCAGCATTTTTGGGCAGGTCTACTATAGCGCCGTCGTCAATGACGCGGCTGTCAGCACCAATGACAGACCAGCCGTTGCCCTGTACTCCTGCAAGAGTTGTCATGCGGCAATTCTATCATAGAACCAGTCCACACCATTGGCTAGATACAGATCATTCACGTCTTGATTACCTGGCAGGTGAACCACGGTGGCTGTATTCAAGTCTTCCTTGATCCGCTTGGCTAGCTCCTGACCAGGGTTGCGACCATCTTCCTTTATGTCGTTATCAGCGAATATAAGTATTCTTTTATACGACTCAAATAGCTTTGGAAAGTGCTGCTTCCACTGAGAAACGCCAGCAACCCCAACAGCAGGTATGCCGACAAGACCGCTAAGCACAACCGTGTCAAGCTCACCCTCGCAGATTGCGATTGTCTCTGACCTTTGGTGTAAATCCATGACATTGAATAGTCCTATCTTCTGCCCAGTGGGCCATAGATACTTAGGCGTACCGTCATCTAGTCGTCGGAACTTAATGCCGACCACGCCAGCAGGAGTACGGTAAGGGATGCTAAGCATGCCGACAGCCATCTCATGTCCAGCGCTAGGCTCCACGACGCTTCCAAGCTGGAAGGTACTTGCCACCTCTGGAGTTATTCCCCGCGCTTGAAGGTAAGCCAATGCCTGATCGTTTATGTTGTGTGCGTACCGTTGCGCTGCTTCCGTTAGCAAGGCTCTCTGCTCTGCGTTTAACATCACCAAACTCCTTTAAGTTCTCTTTACGTGCGACCAAATCATACACGTCTCCGAGCAGTTGGCACACTAGACAGTTGTACTTCTGCTCATCTAAGTTGTAAGCCGCGCTTGCGTGGCTGTCATCATGTACCACGCACTTGCATGGCACCCATCCATAACGATCCGATACTGATACACCGTAAGACTCAAGCACTGCTGCAAGGTCAGGCTTACTCGTCATGTATCTTTGCCCACTGGTCCAAGGTCTGCACTACCCATGCTTGGTCAATGCCTGCCATACGGCGCTTGACGATGACATAGGACGGTGGCACATCTTCTAGTCCTCTAGCCTTTGCATAGTTCTGCGCTTCAACTGTAGCCTCACGCCAGAACTGGGGAAGATCCATCTTAGCCGTTGCCTTTAACTCAAACACGTAGGGCTTACCAGCGACGATAAGAACAAGGTCGCCCTCGTCATTAGCGCCTGCCCTGGCAAGCCTTTCCGTGATTGCCTTCGGTAGTCTTCCCCTAAACCACCGAAGAACATCTGTCTCAAACTGAGAGCCTTTACGCTTACCGTATGTACTCATCGGACTTTCTTACTGGTTGACAGAACCATACGCCACATTCGTCTTTTGAATAGATGTAATAAAACGTATCGCTCACTTCAGCTCCTTCTCCACAGCTTCCTTGAACTTATCGAGCTTTGCATTGAGGCAGTCATCACATTTGCACATGTGCAAAATTTCAAACCTAATAGCATCTGACTGCTTCATAGTCCTAGTATCTCACATAAGTCAGAGGCGTTGTGCTTCATAAGGAAACGACGCGCCAATGACATTTCCTCTGGGGTGTTGTCCACTAGGACAATATGTTCTGCCGTGACAAAGTAATCTTCTTTACTGGCCATACGCGTACCCAATCTGCTCTGTTGATCTGTAGTTATATACAAGCATGCGGGAAGCATCTGTCCATAGGGATACATACTGAGCGCCACTGGCACTATTCTTAGCAAAGCGGTTCTTAACAGCCGCAATTCTAAACTCACCTGTATAGGGCAGAAGGGCTACGGTAATAATCATCTCAGGCAACTGAGAGATTTTACCTTGAATGGACTTGCGACTCGGTGGCATATCTGCCTGACCCTCACCTTCGCTGGTGTGGTGTAGCAAAAATACCGCTGCCTCTGTCTCTCTAGCAATGTGGTGCATTGCCTTAGCTATCTCACGCAGACCAGACCATTCGTTTTCGTGCATAGACACAACGTTCATGGCATTGTCCACTATGAGCAGGTGGGGATACTCACCGTATGCCTCAGCATACGCGTCAATGGCTAGATAAATTTCGTCCAAAGTAGGTGACGGTGCAAAGTCAAACTGAAGGTGGCTAATGCTATCCAGTTGATCCGAATAGAACCGAGTGCCTTCTTCAGTGGCAAAGCCTTCTTCCACCGTTGATACTCTGTGACCGCTAATCATAGCGGCAGCGCGAATCGCAGTCGTGTAAGCATCAGTATCAGCGCTGATATACAGCGTTGGTACTTTCATGTGAACGGCAAAGTGCAATGCCAACAATGACTTACCAGCGTTAGGAGCGCCAGCAATCATTGTCAACTGCCCCCGCCTGAACCTAATCCCTTCGTTCTGAAGCGTTGGGAATAGGTCAGGCAAGATAGCATGGTCATTGGTTGACTTAGCCGCTGCTTGCGACAGCGATAGCATTAACTATGCAGACTTAGTACGGCACTGGTTGGCGCGGTCAGGGCTGGTGCAAGAGTAGAAAGCGTTGTATGGCTTTCCTGTCTTAGATGACACGCCACCCTGCACGAACTTCATTGGTCCGTGAACGCAGGTTGGTGTTGATCCTGCAATCTGCGGCTGAGCAGGTGCTGCTGCCACTGGTGCTGCATATCCAGCAGTAGCGTTAGTGAGTGCTGGTGCAGACTTAGCTGCCCACACTGGCTCGTCTGATGCTACTGGCGTAGCGTTCAAACCAACAACTGCATTGCGTACACCATTGGCATTAGCCAATGCGCCAGAGACTGCTGCGATTTGTGCAGCAGAGTCTTGAATGTTCGCCAGCTCTGCATCCAATTCAGCTGCATCGTCAGCGTAGAGGTTGATAAGCGTTCCGTCAGCCAACTTAAAGTTGACCTGGAA